CAATCAAACGAACCGTCTTGTCCGTTTCGGTGTACGCCGACGACGAGTACGACGCGACCTTCCGCTTGAACAGCGTTGCTTCTAGGCCGTCGCGGGTCACCCGCTTGTTTGTGCCTTCCGATCCAGAGTTAGGCCCTGACAGGTCATCTTTGTCGACAATTTCAAACAGGTCGTTTGTGGCAATGTCGGTACCCGCCAGCAATTCCAGATCGCTGATGCGCTGATCAGCCATCAGAGTTTAAAAATCTTGTTAGCGCCGTCATCCCACACCACATTGATGTTCCCGCCGTTCGGCGTCACCGAAAACCCGTCAATGTACGCAATCAGCGGCGAAGTCGCGGCAGAACCGCTGTCTTGATAGATCACCAGCGCGTTCGCAGCCTTCGTCCCATCGACCGCCACCGACGTGAACGTCGCATCGCCCGCATCAAACACGCCATCAGTTACCCCGATCGATCCGAGCGTCTGATCGGTAGAAGCACCGTACGAAGTCACCGACGACTTGTACTGGTGGGCAGCACTGTACGTGTAATCGGTGGTACTAACCAACGCCACCTTGATCGTGCCCGAATCCAGATCAATGCTGGGATTCTGGCTTAGGAACGACTGCTTCGCTTTCGGGTAGAGGGCTGAGGCCATTACGAATACTCCTCGGTTGTTCGATCATTCCACGCGACGTTGACCGCCCACGTCACCGATGTGGGCAGACCGCCGTCCAGCACAATCTTCTTTACAGTCCACACCCCGTCCGTCCCGTCCGCACCCCGCGGCGCAGACCCCACATAGGCGACCGTGTCGCCAATGTCCAACGCCTGCTGGAACGTCGCAGGGGTCTGCCCCATCCCGCCCGTGTCAGGCACCCACGTGTCGCCCTGATCGTCAGAACGGAGCAACACCACCCGTTGGGCGTCCCGCTCCCCATACCCGCTCACGACACATACGGGCGCGGCTGCCCGCCAGGCTCAGGAAACTCCGACGGATTCGACGGATCAGACAACACCGACGCCCGCTTCTTTTTCCCGTCCAAGTTCACATTCACGTTGATGGTCGGCGCAGGCTGCGACGCCAACCGTTCCATCATTGCCACCAACTTGTCCCACTTGGCATCCACCGCATCAGCCATCCGTCGGTCCTTCCTGCTGTGCCTGCTGCGCAGCAGCCTGCTCCTGCATCATCATTTGAATCATCATCTGATCCTGATCGTTCATTGCCTGCCGATCAGCCTGCTCCAACTGTTGCGACTGCTGTATCTCCTGCTGCTGCAACGCCAACTGATGTTCATACTCGGCCTGCTGCAACGCTTGCTGATGTGCCCGCTCCTGCTGCGCCGTTTTCGCATCCGCCTGCGCCACCGCCGTATCATGCTTCTGGCGGGCCAACTCCATCTGCGACGTGCCGCCCATCTGCGACGGCTGATAACCTGCCGCCGCCTCCATCTGACGTTGCACGTCAGGTGGTGCATCCCGATAGTTGATCTGCTCAATCAACTTCTGGCCGTCTTCCTGCCCCTGATCGGGCGGAGCCTGCATCATAAACTGCGACGGATCCTTCACCCCAAACGCATCCTTCAACACGTACGTGAGGAGAGCCGCAGGATCCACGACCGTGCCCAAAAACGGGCCGACCGTCTGCATGATCGACATAGCCTTCTGCTGACGGAACTGTTCGTCCTTCGGCTGCGTCGAACCTGCCTCCACCATAAAATCGAACTGGCCTTCGATATCTTCCCGCACAAACTGCACCCACTGCTGGGCACCGTCAGGGCCGACCATCCGTGCCACCTGCTCGCCCGTCAGGTACACCTGCGCCAACTGAACGATCCGTTCAGCCACATCCGACATGAACTGTTCGATCTGTGCCAACTTGTCCGACACGCGAGCGTTTGACGCCGACTGAATCATCGACGCTTCGGTAGCCGTCCGCCGAATCTCGGGTGCAGCACCCCGCTGATATTCGGTGATGCCCGACACCAACTGCAAGTCCTGTTCGATCTGCTGCGAATACGTGTACATCTGCGGGTCCAACGGGATCTGCGCAATCGGGGCAACAATGTCCTGCAACGGCTCGTCGCCGTCCACCCACACAATCCTGCCGTCCTTATCGGACGTAAGAGCATTCTGTGCGGCAGGGTCCAGTTTGTCGCGGCGAGCCAGATAGGCTCGCTGCCACCGCTTCCTGTGGTTCATCATGTCGGAACGGACAGCGTTCAACTCTTGCTGCATCGGCTCCAACATTTCAAGATCGCCCACACTGTAAAACTGGTCGGGAACCTCGTAGTTCAACAGTGGCACAAACGGAATTCCGAACGGGTACGGGAAATCGGTCGGGTCCAACAGGAACTCTTCGCTTCCCGCCGCGAACACACAGTAGTAGTCGTGCTGCATGTCCCAATATTCGTACAGGGTGACACGCGAGATGTCGTCGTTCAGCCGTTCTGTGTCAGTTCCCGTCGGAACTCGCTGATCTTTGTCGCGCCAACGAGGGTTGGCCGACATGTCAGGCTTCAACTTCTTACGAGCCGCCTGGCTATACCGACGGTCAGCCTTCACTTCTTCGATCGGCACCACCAGCCGTTGCGCAATCCACTTCAGGTCGTCAACGCATGTTGCCTCAGGGTCGATAAACACATCGAACGGCGATACGCGCTCCACCGACGGATGATCAAGAACTGCTTCGGGTTCCGCCATCGGGATACCAGCCGCAATGTCCTGATTGGACGGCAACGATTCTGCCATCCACGGGTTTTGCATTGCTGCCTCGTCGGCTTCCGCGACCTGTTCCTCGTACCGTTCCGACCGTTCCTCCTCGGACAGCGGCCGTTCCTGCTCCTTGTATCGCCAGCCCAGTTTTACCCAGCCGATCCCAAGGATCAACGAGTCTTTCACGGCCCGCTTCACTTCAGGCTGATAATTGTATCGTTGCCACCAATAGTTGACGGCCGCTTCGGCCACCTCGGCAGGCCCGATATCTTCAATTCCTCGGCCGTTTACGGTGATCTGCGGAAAGTTTACGGCTACCGACGGCACAATCACGTTCACGGTAGAGAACGCCATGTTGATCGCGATGCGATCGGCGGCGCTGTGCCCCGTAAAATGCTTGCCGCGATACAGGTCAATCATTCTGCGCCACGTCTTGTCATAGTTTTCTTCACGCCACTTGCGTGACAGTTTGACACGACGGTCGTAGCAGGCCAACAAATCTTTCTTTGTTTTCTTTGCCCGCTTGTAAGGCTGTTCGCCTTCGGGGGTAGCGTTGTTGCCAGGCCAATAGTTGGCAAGGCTTGGTAGGTTCGGCTGCGGAAGATCGGCCTCGGCGGGGCAGCCGAATAGCCGTACAATCCTCCGCTCCCGCTGGCTTCCTGAGCCAGAAGAGCCATTTCTTGCTGTCGGCGCATTTCGATAAACCAACGAGTCAACGCATCGCGTCCCGCCGCGGTTTGCATTGCAGCATTGATCCGCGGATCAATGGTCGAGCCGTAGCCTTCAACAGCCCCGCCCGCCTCCTGGGCAAAAGACTGCGGACTGTAATTCGACGGAAGCGGAGAGTGCATGCCGCGCCCATACCCGTACGCCCCAGCGGAACCACCGCCTTCAGAAGCAAAACGGCTTGCCGTTACCCCCGCAAACCAGCGGGAAAGAGCCGCCCGCCCTTCAGGAGTTGCCATTGCTTGCTGAATCCGAGGGTCCATCACACCCACCTTCTTCCTACATACTCAGGTTCGGGATTTCCGTACCGTTTTGCGTTATCAAACATTTCGCGGGTACGTTCCCGCACTGTCGGCCCATGCCAATCTTCCTGGCCTCCTGCGGCCACGAAGTTCAGACAGACCGAACGGACCTTCTCGCCAAACTCACGTTCGGCATCAGAAAGCCCAGGGCATTCCTCTAACGTCCAATGCTGAGAATGTTCACAATCTGCCATCATCTCACAGGACCGAATGTCCCGTTCCGCGCACATTGTGCGCCCCCAACACCTGCACCTCCTGCGGCCGCTGCACCGTCGACTCCCACCACTGCAACGTCCCATACATATTCCGACCCTGCTCCTTATGGAACTGGACCGCATACCCCAACATCTGCACTGCAATCCCCAACGACATAACACGGTCGTCGTACGGACTGCCCCGCATGCGGCCGTACTCGTCCCGCACAAACGTCCGCAACTCGCTGATCGTCGGCCGACACCACAACCCCAACGACCCGTCCCGCAAAGCCGTCGCCAAATCGTCCAACATCAACGGACGAGTCTTCTTCGTCGTGGACCACCCGATCTTGTTGGTGGTCCGACGCGACCGCTCATCCACAATCCGCGAATAGAAAATGTTCGGATACCGATGCCAGTCCTTCAAATACTTGCAGGTCGTCAAACCGTGGTTGTTGTTCTCCACTCCGACCAACGCCTCATTATAAAACTTGCCCAAATCGGACAGGATTTCGGCAAATTCGTCAGGAGACACATGCCCATGCCAATGAGCAACCACCTCATGGGTCCGCCAACGGACCACATGCGCCGAACAATAGTCGCCATGCTCCAAACCCTCCGCCACATCCGCCCCCACCACATACGACTCACCCACAACAGGCCGCTCCCACACCGACAACGGCCCGCCCTCCGACCTCACAAACGACACAAAATCGGCCGCGACCAAACGGCCCCGCTCAGGCTCCCGCACCTCCAACCGTTCCAACGCATCCGTATCAAAAAACGGATTACCCGACTTGATGAACGCCTCCTCAGGCGTCGTCGGATACTCCTGATGCAACTGCCACACAGGCAAACTCTGCTGCTTCGCCTCATACCAATCAACATCCCGATCTGACCTAGCCGACCACGGCTCAAACAACGACTTGAACCGATTCGTCTCATTCTCCGCGCCCGTAAACAAACGATGGAAAAAGTTACCCCACCCGTTCGCCGTCGAAAGACCAATCACCCGCCCGCCCACATCCGCAATCGGCTCAATCGACGCCCACGCATCATCAGGATTCTCCAAAAACGCCCACTCGTCCACCACCACCAAATAACACGAACGGCCACGCGCAGGATCCGACTTCGACGGCAACGACTCCACCGCCGAACCATTCGCAAACTCTAACGTCGACTGATTATCACGCACCACCTTCGGACCACGATCCCGCATCCACTCAGGC